CTTGCTATACTTATTGTCTTGAAACATGATTGCCTTAGTTTAGATTTATTTTATTAGCAACCATATTTATGTTACCTCCAGATTTCACATTTATATCTGATCCAGCATTAATGTTCAGTTGACCATCAGTGCCGACGTAGGCACTTGAGGCCCGCGCATTGAGCTTACCCATAACCGCCGCGGCCATATCGCCACCTGCGAATACACCCGCGTCGCCTGCGACTTCGATGTGAGCCCCGCCCGCCACCAGAAAACGTGTATGCCCTGAGAACTTCACGTCTCCGCATTCATCCACTGAAAATGTCGCGCCACCTTTACCGTAGGACTTCGAGTCCCCAACGGTATAATTGATTTGTTTGCCGTCTGCCGAAATCTCGGTGTACGTGCCCGAAGCGTGTTGAATGAATATGCGTTCGTGCCCAGGCGTGTTGTCAATCTGGACTTGATGCCCCGAGGGCCATTCAGTGACTTGGTTGTAAGGATACTCGGCGTTGTAACTTGATTTATCGACGCGTTTGCTTGAGTTGCTATTATCGGGCATTAGGTTCCAGTGTTGTCAGCGGGGTTTTGCAGGATGATGCACGTTTGTTTTTGAGTCATCATTTCTGGTGTTAGAGTTGAATCATCGGCAGACAGAAGATAATTGCAATCATACTTTTGTTGATCCTGTTTGCTTGATGAATTCGATTTAAAGAGTTGAGCCAACTGTTGAAGGATGGCCGAAAAGTTTCCTGCCCCAATCGATTCAATGGATGTTGGGTTGCCGTTCACTTGCTTTAGGTTTTGAATGGCTGACAGGGCATTCTGTACGACTGCCGACTTGTTTTGAATCGTCTGTTGAATGAACTGTTGTGGGTCCTTACCCATGGACTTGAAGACGCCAATCGTGCCGCCATCGGGGTCTTTTGACGTAGATCGATTTTGATAGTTGTCGGTTGTCGGTGCTTGACTATGGGCAAAGTCAACTCTATCGCGTTCGGACTTGCGACCGTCGCGCCCATCCGAGTCACGGCGTTGGCGAGCTTCCCGAGTCGTCTTCTGTTCGTAGACACGCTTGAGATTGGTTCCCCAGGCAAAGTTGCCCGAACCGTGTTGGGCTTGACTTAAATCGGCCTTTGTATGGACATTATCGGTTTGCCCCTTGCCTTGCGTGGCACTGTTGATCGTCTTGTTATCGTCTTTTTTGTCGTTCGGTAGCGTGCCAGTGATCAACCAATCCTGCCCATGCATCCCAAAGGCTTCACACGTAACCATGGTGCCAGGAAGCAAGCCGTGCGTCGTGGTGGCCGTCTGCATTGAGGGCGTTGTGGTTGAATTACGCACCTTAACCCAAGGCAGCATTTCATCGGGAATATTGGCTTCGTCGTCATGATGCCCGACGACGCGGATTTGCACGCGTCCCGATTTCAGCGGGTCCATAACATTGACGACCAGGGCGCGGTTTGATGAACCGCCTTGCGCACCAACTACTTTGCTAGTGTCATATGGATTTGGATGATAAGATGCCATTAAATTTGAACTGCCCGCATGATTGTGGTGCCTTGAACTTCACGATCATCAAAATAACATTCGTGGTTCACATCAGCGACCAACATTTGACCGCCGACCGTTTGGGCACTGTTGTTATCAGCGTCACCAATTGGCGGCAAAAGATCGGCTGTGATGCCTTTCCCAACCGTGACGTTGAAGCCTGTTTGGCATGGCACCTTGATTAGATAGTTGGTGCCGTCTTTCACGCGCGCCTGGAATGCGTTTTGAGCTACCATATTTATCTGTTGATCCGTGCTCGGAGCTTGCCGACGCGAGTCGGTTTGCATGACGTTTGGTAGGCCCCCCATGCGTCCGCGCGTAAACTGTGACGCTACGCTTCCTGCGATTCCTTGCGCCGCCGTCGCAAAGGCGTTCAATAGGGCCTCAGTGCCAAGGTTTTGATCCCATAAATTCGCCGCCCCCATCGCCGCCGCCGACACCGCTGCCATTGCCCCGCGTTGTCTGTCTTTATCTTCGTCAACCTTGGTCGTACCATGAATGATCGAACGATAAATGTCACCGCCGCCCATGGCCTCCAGATAGTTGGTGCCCCAGGTTTGTTTCTGAATGAAGTGTTCCTGCGATCCCATGGTCATAAACAAAACTTCCAATGGAGCCATGACATACTGGTAACGGTCGCGGAAATACACCGTCGAACCTGTATCAATGCCGCCATAGGACAAGCGTTCAAGAATATCCTTGATGGCCTTGAACGGTTTCTTGTTGTTGGTATTGTAACCACCGCTTTCCGTCTTGGCGATCAATCCAAGCGATGCCATGACGATATTCAACGTCGCGTCCCCGCCCACGTACTGTTCATGGATTTGCGCCGCCGCCGCGGTACCAGGAATGTTCATAAACGATTGTTGAACGATATTGGCGCGATTATTAAAGAATGATTCCGTCGCCGTTCGGATACTGTAGAACATAGTGCGATAGTTGTCATTAATTTCAGTTTCGTCAATCGACAGAATGTATTGAACTGAATCATAAATTGACTTGGAATTTTGCATTCCGTTGTCAACCGCAAACTCTATACGTTCCCCACCTTTGAGCCCGAGATTGTTGATGATGTTACCACTATCATTAACTGAAATGGTTGCCGTGATATACGGTTTGCACATCGTTTCAAAAATGGAAATACCCTGAATTTGTGGAGTTACATTAATTCCTTTGATTGTGCAGCCTCTTAGAGCTACCTTACAGGGTTGAATAATATCTGGCATTAGGTATTCAATTGCTTTCTTAGTTGTTCGCTGATCTTGGGGGCGTACTCGGACGCGATAATCAGCAAATCCTTGCGGCTTTCATTCAAGGCAAACTCGTAGTCATAGGCTGTCACAGGGTCCCAAAATACCGCCTCAAGATCACTAATAGAAATCTGCACAACATTGGATTGGTTGGTCGTGACGCTGACGTTGCTGGTTTCCCCAATTAAGGTTCGCGTGACTGTAGAGTTGGCCGTGGTGTTGCCCGAGACGTGTTGAATCATCACGTCTGAACTGTTGGATGTGACGACATACCCCAAGCCAATTTCATTACCGATGCCATCCCAAATGTGCAGACGTTCATCGGTCGTGAATGTCGAAGTCGCGTTGACCGTAAAATTCATGATGCGATTGGTTGAAACCGTCCAGTCTTCGCCGCGTCGAATGTAACGAAGGATTTTCAGATTGTCGGCAAATTCAGGTGTATAGTATTTCTTGAGCACAGGGGCCAAATTGTTTTCGTAATATGAGGGCGTCAAGGTTTCCTCAAGCTTGCCCCAATTATTTTGATAATAAAGAATTGTCTTCACGGCATCTTCATAGGAACCGTACTTCGTTGCAATGAAGTCATCAAATTCAAGTTCCGACAGATACCAGTTGTAATAAGGATCGGTGATGTTGTTGGTCAACCAGATCAACCAGTCCATTTCGGCGTCGCCATAGTAGGCATCGGCCAAGGCATCGGGTCGCAAGCCCGCATTGAGTTCCAATGGATAGAACAAAGTGCCTTGCTTGCGGGCAAGGTCGGTGAAACGCGACGACCGCGAGATATCCTTGACGGTCAGACCATTGTATTGAACGGTTGGTAGTTTTCGAAAATAGGCGTCCAAGTTTATGTAATCCCCAACATGCGGCGAGATTCGTTCCACACAAAGCTTTTGTTTTTCTTTTGGAAGCGTTCGACAGGTAGCATCAAGACCATATCCCATTCTTGAGGATCAACCTGATAGAACTTGCTTTGACAATGTTGCCACAAGTAACGTTTGACGCAAGGCTTGAAGAAGCGCAGACGCGTTGCCGATTTGATTTGTTGATAGCTCAGGTTCAACTTGCGGTTTTCGTCAAGATGCTTGCTATGATAGATCGTGTAGAGACCGTCCAGAAGACGGGCACGCAAATCATAGGGTAGGTAATGAAGGTTTAGGCCCAGAAAGCCGTCCTTATAGAACTTGATTGGAATGACCAGCGGAAAAATATCGTAGTATGGTAGTTTTTTCTTGAGTTTTGGGTCATAGAAAAACAGATACATGCGCCCAATCGAACGCACGGTCATGTTCGCGCGAGGCACAAGGCGTTCGCGGTTGATATTCATAATCGCATTTGATCCGATCATGGACGCGGTCTTCGCGAACCATTCGCGCGCCTTGGCTACACTTTGAGTAAAGCGAGCTTTTTGTGCTTGGTATTTCTGTTCAAGAGCCCCGAGTAGACTCATCTGGTTTTAATTCCTAACTGTTGCTCTGATAAAATCTCGAAAATGAAGCCGTTGCGTTGACACCACATGTCAGCGGCTTTCCACTTGGCTTGATTAATAAGGTAGGTTGTGTGTTCGTTGATTAGTTTCTTGCGGTTTTTGGTATTACGTTTCGGGGGAGCAACTTCCTTCGATGGTTTAATTTCAATGACAAAGGTCTTGATATCACCGCCTGGATACTTCTTCTTCACGAGGAAGTCAGGATAGTAGTGGTGCGTTCGCATATCGACAGGTGACGTGTAAGGAATTGAGAATTCTTCGCTGGACCAAGCTATGACAGAAGGATCGGCATCCAATTCACGCATGTATTTAAATTCCCAACCGCTGCGATACTGGATATTGGCGACGTTACCGATATATTTTGAAGGGTTGAGGGGGTTGTACAATCCTTGCCGCCACCTCTTTTTTTCCTTTGTCTTCCAAACCATCTAAATACTCGTTGAACTGAAATAACTAAACCTAACGAGTATTTAGGACACTAATGCCCATTACCCTCAACGAGGTTCCACAACAAACCATCAATCAAGATACTGATGCTCTAAGTCGTGTCGTCCCTAACACGGGTCGAAACGACGTGGTGCAGAAGCTTGCGGCATGGAAACAAATCAATTCAGGGGCACATACGCTGCGATTTCCATCCGACTTGGGCAAATACTACATGCGTATTCAGTTGGCGGATTATAAACGTGCCAGCGCGACCAGCTTAACATTCACCCCTACAGCGACGATTGTCCTGCCAATGACGGCACAATTAGCCGACACCAATCAAGTCAGGTATGAGGAAGGGTCTCTTGGACCGCTTGGAGGTGAAATTGCCGACGCTACTTTAAAATATTTGAACAACGTCGCGAAATCGATGAATAACACTCAATTTTCCATAAGCGGTTTACAAAAAATACTTACTGCCACTGTTGGGGCAGACTTTAGTGGCCAGGGGTCACTTCGCCAAACTGATGGAACTGGAATTAGGGATGCTGGATTACTGACCGCAGGGAGATTTGTTAATGATGTTATTACTTCAGCATCTGATGGAACTATTAAAATTCCCCTTGATGAAGCTATCGGTTTCGCAGGATTTGCGGTGAACCAATTCTTCGTGGTCCTTATGAAGGGACCGACTTACAAGGAATACACGTTCCATTGGCGACTAATGCCGCGCAACGCAGGCGAATCTGACACCATCCGCAATATCATCACGACGTTGAACAACGCCGCGGCAGTTGGACTTACCGAAAGTAAATTGTTTTGGAAATTTCCTCAGGTTGCGCGTCTATCCTTTGTGCCCAATAGTTCATACTTATTCAAGTTCAAACCCGCCGTCATTGAATCAATTCAAGCCAATTATGCCCCACAAGGTTCGGCCGCTTTCTATCATTCAACAGGCGCACCCGAAGCCGTAGACCTTACAATCGTATTCAAGGAAATGGAATACTGGTTGACTGGTGACTTCTCCAATGGGGATGACCCTGGTGCCTCCACCTTAGACACAAGCGGCGCGGGATTAGCAGGATGACACAGAATATAAAAGGCGGTTTTCTTGATACCATTGAAAGAGGCGCGTCCAAACTTTCTTCATCCCATGTCGCCAAGAAAATACGTGGACCTTACAGAAGTCCGAGCCTCAAGACACGATTGGGCGTTACTAAACTTAAGAAAAACTTTCGAAAGGCTACAGGTCTCAACGCAATTGCGCGATGGTCACCCTCGCGCGTTGGTCAACGCATAAAACAAAAATACGGATGGTATAGTGATTCCATGAAGGATTTGCGCGCCACTCTATCGTTCAATCGCTTCAATCCGTTCAATAGAATACCGAAACTATAAGGAACCTAAATGATTATCTTTGGAATTGTCGCATGTTACTTTTCAACCTTGACTCAATGTGGTGCGGTCTATGACCATGTGAATATCTATGCAAGTCCCCAGGCGTGTTTGATGCATATAGATGACATGAAGGCCAAGGAACCCGACAAATTCACTGATGATGAAAAATTTAGGTCCAGCTATGTATGCATGGAATTTCGCGGACCAAAAAAGAAGATAGTTCCTTTCCTCATGATGATGGAAGGGTACCATGCAAAGGAGAAAGCATAATGCCTAAGGCACATCGCGACGGCGATCTAAGGGCCTGTGACGCAACAACCGTTGTCGTCGG